CAATAGAATTAAATTACAAAATAAGGAAATTGAAAAGCTGATGAAATGATTTGTTATTATGTTTCAATAGTAGCTGTAATGGTTTGTGTTTTTATTTTAGGTATATTAATAGGAAAAGCAATTTATGAATAAAACCAAAAGAAGATGAACTCAAATAAAAAAGGAAAACGTTTTGAATTGCAAGTAGCAAAGTATTTAAGCAAAGAATTTAATTCAGAAATAAGAAGAACTCCAAACAGTGGGGGGTTAAGTATCAAAGGTGATATTATGGCAACTCAGGGCATACTTTCTGAATTTAATTGGGAGTGTAAGAACCAAGAAAAGCTTAATATCTGGAAGGCATTAGAGCAGTCTGCAAATGATTGCATAGGCTCTCATAAACAACCTTTAGTAGTGTTTACAAAGAATTATGAAAAAGATTATGTTGCGTTGAGGTTGGAAGATTTTACACAGCTACTGCTTGAGCTAGAAGATTTTAGAAATGAATGAGGTATTAAATAAAATTGCTGATATTATTGAACAGTACAACAACACAAGTATAAATGATGGTGTCAAGCTGAATGAGCAGTTGAAAAACCTTACAAGCTACCTATATTACATTGAAGGTATTAAAAGTAAATACCATCAAGACTTTGAAGAAATAGTTTACAACAAAGTAAACAATGAAAAGCTATCTGTGGCAAGGGCAACAAATGAAGCAAATATTGCTGTGCCAGAAGTGTATAAATTAAGAAAACTAACCGCTGCTGGTTACAGAGTTTGTGATGCAATAAGAAGCAACATCAGTTTTTTAAAATTAGAATACAATAATGTAACTAAAGATTATTAATTTTGTATAACCACAAAAATACATTTTGTCACATAATGAGGTTCTTAATATCTTGGCACAACATCAGAAAAAATGGGAGGCAATGGCAAACAAGCTGCTGTACCAAAATACTGAGCTTAAACCCGTTGATATTGTTCAGGATATGTACATAAAGGTCTTTGATGATCTTACAAACAATGAACTTCAAATTGAAAACTTAATTGTAAACAATAAACCACATTTTGGAATTGTTAAAACTATACTTAGAAGAATAATACAAGTAAAAAGTAAAAACAAGAACAAAAAAGTAAGGTTAACTAATTCACATAAACAAATAGCTGATTCACAAGAACAGCAACAAGATATTGAAAAAAAGATTGATGAGGTGCTTAACACAATGTATTGGTTTGATAGGAAGTTATTTAACTTATACAGGAAAGAATTTCACAGTATTAGAAAACTGAGCAAGGCAACAAAAATAAGCCATGCAACCGTTCATAAAACAATAGCAAAATGCAAACAGGAACTAAAAAACAAAATAAAACTGTAAAAAAGAAACGATCAACCAAATCAAAAGGATTAGGTGATACAATTGCAAAAGTTACAAAAGCAACAGGGATTGAAAAGGTAGTAAAGTTTATTGCTGGTGAAGACTGTGGATGTGAAGAAAGAAGAATAAAACTCAATAAACTATTCCCATACAACAAACCAGAGTGTCTAAAAGAACAAGAATATACATTTCTAAAAGAATTTTTTAAACTAAATAAAACAAGCTTAACAGAACAAGAACAAATCCAACTTATACAAATAAGCAATAGGGTACTTCACACCAATAGAGAG